CGTCCACAGACCGGGCAAATCTTAAAGCCATTGTTTTTTGGCGTTCCATGCCGCGTGATAAACTTCTTCCCACATTCTGTTTCCCAGCCACTATATGAACAAAAAATCAAAACCTTCCTTTTTTGCAAAATCATCCGGTTCCAATTCAAATCCAGTTCTAAAATGTTCTCCGGGACAATCCTCGCCCAAGTCGTTCGCCCTAAATCCTATGACCGCGTCCATAGGTACGTCCTTCAACAATTTTAATAATTCTCGCTTTGTCATGCTCTCTCCTTCCTTTTCAACCCGTCGGGATACCAAAATTCACAGCAATGTGATCCGGGATGTATGATGTAGCACCTACGGGTTGCAGTATATTTTCTACAGTTGCCGCAACACTTAAGGTTTTCGAGTTCTATGAACCTGCTGCTCAATTCATCCGTAGCATTATCATATTTTTCGCGATCACAGTTCCGTCCCGCTGCCCAAATTTCTGCCATTAGATCGTCAATTGATAGTTTTTTCATTCTTTGCCTCCAATCTCATCCTTTATTTATACCCTGTCAATCTTTGTTAGCCCATCTGGATACCATTTAGGACAAACCTTATGGCCATTTATTGGCTCTCCAAATATATTAGTAACAGGGGCATTCTTGCAATTCCCGCAGCACTTTAAATCATTTGCTTGCTGCTCGATAATTTCCATCTGTTTTTTCAGTACTTCGATCAACGATTCAAGCATTGCTATCTGGTTCATGTTTTTCCTCCCGTAAAGTTAGCGGTATTCAATCTCTGACTTCTCCGAAAATCGTTGCGCCATTTATCTCATCAACAGTCAAAACCCATCGTGTCACCAGCAATGCCCACCCGTCTGGAGACGGTCCGTATCTTCGATTTACGTGATGAATTGTAAGCTCTATGATAGTTTTGCCTTTGTATATCTCATAATGGTTAGCCCAAAAATAATAATATCTTTCAGGAACTTCGTTTTTGGCCATGCTCTTATATTGTTTCCCCTTATCTGCATATTTTTTCTGCAAATCAGTTATTCCTTCTACACCCCTTTTCTCCAGTGATTCAGAGCACTCTTCTATTATTTTTAACGCTGCTTTTTTTTTCATTGATTTCAAGGCCAATCATTTTTCAATCCTCCCATAAAGCTTCCGGTATTCATTCTTTCGATAGTGTCTATACATATTTTTATTTTTTTCTTTAAATTCCAGATTCGCATGGCAGCAAGCCTTCCTAGTTTTAATGCTTTTTCATCGGTTATTTTAATTGCCAGTTCGTTTTGTATTGCCTCTCTTATTTTACTGACCTTACCATTAGGATCGACGACCAATACACCGGCGCGTTCTGAAATGTTTTTAATTTCCGGTTCTAGTTTTTCGGGAATTGCAAAATATAATCTCTTTAATAGTTTTGAGTTATGGCCATGCCTCTTTTTAGCATCGGCCTTTAGATCATATTTATCAATTTTAATTTCGACCTCGTAGGCCCAACCTGTTTTGGTTAAGACAAAAATGTCGCATTCGTGCTGCAAATCAAGTCCCCAAAAAACATTAGGAATAATCATGTTAACCCGGGTATCAAAGTATCTTGCAACTGCGATTTCTATTTCGTTGACGGTTTCATGGTTCATGTTTTTACCTTCCGTAAAACTTCCGGTATTCATCTCTATAGTCCGCCTGATATTGCCGGTAGTCGGCGTTTGTCGCATATCGCTCACGCTGTTTGCGGTTGATCTCCGCCCTGTTTGCCTCCCGATATTTCCTGGCCAGCTCCAGTATCCTGGCCCGGTTTCTTTGGTAATAGGTCATTTTTCACCCCCATGCCGGGCATCCGACAAACTTTTTACACGCACTGCAAAATGCCCACGTATATGTCGTTTCTGGGTTGTCTGGGCACGGCGCTGGTGCCATTTCAGCCGGTTCCGGGTCTGGAACGGCGGCGGAAGGTTCTTTATCCTGTTTGTTTTTTAGTTTGTTTTTCAGAGAAACGCTCGCATCGGCTGGCGCCCGTTCTTCCGTCAATGCCGCATCAAACCAATCCAGCGGGCCACTCATTCCGTCTTTTAGGCTGTTATAAATTTTTCGCAACTGGATTAGCTGTGCCGGTGTAATTGTGTCAAGGCGGCGCTGGATTCGCTTTTCAATTTGTTCTTTTGTCACTTTGTAAGGGGCAAAGGCTTCAACGAGTTTTTTTAGGGCTTCCGGCGAGGTATCTGCTTTCGCCTTCAATGTCTGTTCGCACTGGCTAACGGCGGCATCAATAACGTCGCCGGGGATGATCCCCAAGATGCAGGCGCGGAGTCGCCGCGCGCCCTGATTGGCCGTCATTTCATAAATATCGCGTGGGTCTTCAAGTGCATATCGGCCTTTTTTCGTATAGCGTTCATGTTTGACCTGAAATGTTTTTTCTTGCTTGACATTAGTTTCCATGTCCCAAGCATACGCCTGAACTGTGCTTTCGCCATTGCGCTGTTCAATTTCTCTGATCCCGAATTGCAGGTTTGACCAATTCTGCGCGATAGCTTCGGCCAACCTGATTGACGGGCCGGTGATTTCCGACCCCCCGCGGGCGTAGGAGTAAAGCGCCTGCTCTGCGAGGGACGGGCGCTGACAGGCGGTCGTGATCCTGTCAAGGGCCTCAAGCTGATTCCGGGGGAATCTCTTTGCAAGGATAATAGCGCCCTGAACTTCGCTGATTGCGCGTTGCTGTTCGACTTCGACCATTGCTGCGTTCGCGTGCGGTCTGGTGGCGATAGGTGCTTCATAAACCGCTGATACTGAGTTTCCGTTCATTGTATTCATTGTGTTGCTCCTTTTTATTTAACGAGAAACCGTCTTGACGGTTCGCTGGTTTTTAAATACTTCTGATAAAGGTTCGGCTGATCTTTCTCAAAGGTCTTAGCGTCAAACATCTTCCTGCCATTGGCCAGTTTGTATGTGATAAGCGGCTGTCCTGTGCTGTCAATAAGCGTGTCAGCTTTCTCGCCAAGGGCAATGATGATCCGCGCTTTCCAAACCTCTTCCTGTTCTTCCAGTTCTTTGATTTGCGACCGGACGCCCTTAATGCACTCAACGGCAAGGATAACACTATTGTCGGCCTGAATAGCACCCTCTGCTTTTAGACTGCCAAACCGCGCCACGGCGTCGGCATAGGTGATAGGATCGGGCGGGTTCCCTGATTGAACGCGCTCCCAAAACTTAGCGCAGGCTTCAATAATCATTTCTGATATTTCTTTATCCGCCTCGACGGTATAAATGGAAGGTGATCCGCCGGCAATCGAAACGGGAATATCGGACACCTTGAATCCGGTGATGGTCATATAATGATGCACTTGGACTGCATAATAATCAGGAATTTGATTTGTTTCCGGTTCGCCCCAATCCTTGCCGCTTCTGGCCGTCTTGATTTCCACCACGCGCCCATCGTCGGTGAAACCGTCCAACGATGCCAGCATAAAAGGGTGCTGCGGGTGATACATGATCTTATCGGGCAGGCGAACGTCGCGCCCGGTCTGATCGGAATACCATTGCCGGATTGCTGGTTCCATGCGTTTGCCCCAGTCCGTCAATTCGTTTCCGCTCCAATCTTCGACCTCCTTCCTTTTTTCCCTATAAACCTGATACGCTGTTTTCCACGGCGACAAGCCCATAATGGCGGCCACGTCGCTCCCCCCGATGCCTCTTCTTCGTTCTTCTAACCACAAAGCTTTTTCCATATTCACCTCCTTTTTGTTTGCATCAGGGGTGGTTTCCCACCCCCTCCGCATCATGCTACCTCTCTACCTCTTCAACCCGCTTTTGGTGTCCTGAGCGGATAACAGGGATTTGGTATTCATTGCCGTCCTGTTCGCCATCATCAAAGACCTTCTCTTTTTCCCGCGCCTCGATGTCATAACATTCCTGCGACTTGCGCCTGCCGTATTCTGTAAATAATTCTGAATGATCATGCGGATATAAGTTCATTTCACGCCTCCCAACTTTCTGAATTTTTCTGCGATTTTTTTGACTTCTTTCACCAGTCCCATAAAGGCTGGCTCATGGTATATCGGTGATTCGCATCTCATTTTTCGTTCAAGGTTTTTTATTTTCATGGCATCGGCTTTGAAGGATAACGCCTGGGCCTCGCATATCAGGGCATTAAATTCTGCATACTTTTCGG